TTTTTATTTAGAGTAGATTATCTAATGTCTCATTATATGAGAAGTTATACCACACCCGCAAAATCCTGTCAAGCATAAACTTCAAAAAACATCCCGTACAAATACTAGTTGCACAAAAATTAGGCAGATTGCACACTGGTTGTGCATCATTAGTTGTGAGTTGCCTTTGTGGTTAACACTCAATTTTCCCAATCTGTGTGCTTCACTGTATATACGTACGTACACCCTACCGGTGGCCCCCGCCTACCGGCCTTCGGCCTGGAACAAAACGTGAACAAAAGGGGTACAAAGCGAGTACGATTGCCGCGTTCTTTAATATCGCGATGAGCATTGATTGCCAATCCCTTGTTATCATTAGCTTTTTTGTAACATGGTCAATGGATATGCTATGAATTGACGCCATATCATGGCGCAATGGATGGCGTGTTTATGTTTTAGCACGTGAAAACGTAACGGCGATGCATGAAATCACACTATATATCCCTTTAAATCGATTGTGCCTTATTCTTGCCACATTCATAACCTATCACGACAAAATATTCACGCGCATATGAAAGGACGCGACATGAAAAACGATGCTTGGCCGACTAATGCCATTGAATGCCGCGACATGGGCTGGCAAGAATATATGGCATATTCCGATGCCTATGAATTGCATATTTATGCACCAACCAATGCCGATTTGGACGACGTGTTAGACGTTTTCTGTCTGGCAGAATTTGAGATGATATCTATTGCCGGATATCTCTTCACGTTTGAAGCAATCACCGAATAAGGAAGGAAACCGAGCTATGATTATCTATGACGGCCCATCACTGTTAGACGGAAAGCCGATTGTCGTTATTGCCACCAAAAAATCCGGCAATGCTAAAACCGGCGACATGGTGCAGACGTACATCCTATGCCGCGACATAGACCCACGCGATGCGAACAAGCGCGGCGATGATTATTCCATCTGTGGGAATTGCAAACATCGCGGCACGGCGACCGATGACCCGACCCGTAAACTGGCAAAAAATCGTTCATGCTATGTAAACATCGGGCAAGGCGTCTTGATTGTCTGGAAGGCGTTTCAACGTGGCGCATATGATGCTATCACCGGCCATGACAATATCGCCGCCATTGGCGCGGGTCGCATGGTACGGCTTGGCACATATGGCGACCCAAGCGCGTGTCCATCGTGGATATGGGAAAGCCTGTTATCACAAGCCGACGGTTGGACTGGATACAGCCACCAAGCCGACGTGACCGGTGCCGACTATAGGCCGGACATGGTGATGCGTTCCGCCGATACAGAACAAGAGGCGCGTGACGCATGGCAGAATGGCGAACGCACGTTCCGCGTGGTGGCGAACGTCGCCGACATTATCGCCGGACGTGAAATTCTATGCCCTGCCAGTAAAGAGGCGGGGCAGCGCGTTCAATGCCATGATTGCAAGCTATGCGCTGGCAGTAGCATTGCCGCCAAATCTATCGCCATTCCCGCACATGGTGCCGGTGCAACCCATTTCACGGCATAGCCACAAAACGCCACGGCATGGCGGCGAATGTCGCCATGTCCTATTCATTAGCCAATAACGGCACGTAACCAAAAGAAGGGAATTTTGACCCATGCAAAAGACATATAAAACGGCATTCAATCGCGGCAATGCGCGTATTTGGATTGAAGGCGACACGCTGGCATTGAACGGCTTTCATCATGGCCGACGTTTTAAGCGCGTCATGGTGGCGACCATTGGCAGCAATGCGCCAAAGCTAACATTGCAATTCGACGACGTACGCGACACTGACAAAGGCAAAGGCAAGATTGCCGGAACGGTAGCGCGTCCGATTGTCGATTTAAATGGTCGCTACGTGTCGCAATTCTTGGACGGCGCGACCCATTACGTGGCGACGTTCGACCGTTCCGCCGACATGATCACCATTGAAAGGGCATAGACGGCAAATTTAGTCGGGCCTAATTTGGTGCCTAGCTGGTGACGATACTGGCTAGGCATTTTTTATTGTCAGATTCCTGGTTCCTGGTGTCAATATTTTGACAGTGTTAGGTGTGGCTAACATTTGGTAGCAGGGCTAATAAAGTTAGACGGGGCTAACATTCTATGCAACGACTAACAATATTAGGTGGGGCTAATTGTTTTAGTATGTTAAAACACCTGGTTCCTGGTGTCAATATATTGACGGGTGAGGTAGGGAGGTGTCAAAATGTTGACGCAAAAAAAGTGCATCCGCCCTGAAATAATCACGATGTTGTCACAATCGTGCCACAATCATGGGTCACTCTATAATCACACCGCGAGGCAATACCGTCTCACGGTCACTGCTCAAACCCTCACGAAAGGAGGTGTCCCATGAGCAATCCCATTCGCCCCATCGTACGCGCTGCGTTCCGGTGTGATGCCCTCGTCTATCAGTTTGAGGACATCGACACGTCAGACGGTGTGCTGCCGACTGGTTCGATGGCTGATGTCGCCGCTGCCTACAGTGACGATGGCCTAATCAGGGAAGCGGAGAATTGGCTGGATATATGCCAGTGCAATCTCGAAGACCTGATGTATCAGCGTGATAGCGAAGACTATCATGTGTGGGAACGCGAAGCTAAACAGCTACGCGCATTCATCAAAAAGTGGGGAGCCTAGCGGCTCCTCGCTAACAGAATTTCCTGGGAAATGGACACGAAATAATCACTAATTGGACACAATCGTGCCACATTCTTGGGGGATACTGACAACATCGAAAGGCCGACAAAGAATGTTGAGCCGACGCCTAACAGGAAAGCCTACTAGCTAGGCATCACAATGGGGCAGAGGCACAGCGCGTAACCAGCGGGTAGCGGCTAGACGATACAAAGGGGGTTGACCCCATGACCAGACTAGTCTAATGACTAGGTATCGAAACCAAAACGAAAGGACTATATATCATGGAAAAGACAGTGTTTCAGAAGAACGTATCCGGCATCATTCGCAACCCTGTAGGTCTGGACAACATCCAGTTCCGGCGTACCACCGGACGCTACAAGCAGAAGGGTACGTTCTCCAACAACAAAGGCTACCTGATGGTGTCACGTGATGAGGCGTCCGGTAAGTTCGTGAAGCGTGCGTAGGATCACACCTATTAATCCAGTAGCAAAGGCACTTGCCTTGTCCAAACGCAGGGCAAGTGTCATACCCAACAAGAAGAAGTACGACAGACGAAGGGACAAAAAAGATGTCGAAAAAAATTCTCACCTATCGCAAGCCGGTAAAGGTCAAGGCGATATCGACTAAACGTCGCAAGCCGGTAGCTGCCATTCGCAAGCAGCAACGGCAGAACAAGCAGCAACGCCAGAAGATGGGGTACTAGACCATGAATGTACTATCGATGTTTGACGGCATGTCATGCGGACGTATCGCGCTGGATCGGGCTGGCATCAAGGTGGACAAGTACTACGCCAGCGAGATCGACAAGTATGCCATCAAGGTGGCACAAGCTAACTACCCTGACACGGTACAGCTAGGCGACTGCACTGATCCAGCGTTTATGAATTGGGTCAATGCGATGGCAGACAGGGGTGGCATTGATCTACTGATCGGTGGCAGTCCATGCCAAGGATTCAGTAGCGCAGGACGGCATGGTCATTTCGATGACCCACGATCCAAGCTATTCTGGACGTACGTCAAGGTGCTACGCAAGCTACAGCCCCGATACTTTTTCCTGGAGAATGTCAAGATGAAGCAGTCGTCTATGGACATCATCAGTGATGCGCTGGATGTCGAGCCGGTGTTCATCAACAGCGACAAGGTGTCGGCGCACAACAGGCAACGATACTATTGGACTAACATTCCCTTTACAGGCAAGTACTACGAGCCTATCGACAAGGGTATCAAACTGTCCGATATCATCGAGTCCGGCTACGTGGATCGGGACAAGTCGTACTGCATCGATGCCAACTACTGGAAGGGTGGCAACCTGACGCAATACTTTGAGAAGCGCAGACGCCAGCTAGTGTTCACTGACGAGACGATGACTGAGTATCGCAAGCTAACGCCATTGGAGTGCGAGAGATTGCAGACTGTGCCGGAAGGGTACACTGATCACGTGTCCAACACACAACGCTATAAAATGCTTGGCAATGGGTGGACAGTTGATGTAGTATCTTATGTATTCGATGGAATGAAGGAGGACTAGACAATGCTGAAACTTAACACAACACACTATGACGCACCGAAAGAACATCTTGTAGAATCCTTGGGATTGCTGCCCCATTGGGTGGTAGAGTATAACCTGCTAGGTGAATCTGACATCGTGCGGTACATGACAGAACGCTACGGCTTTGGTGAACTGTACCGTTTCGGTGGCGACATCCAAGAGGACGGTTCATACAAGAGTAACTGTGACGAGGATGATGACTTGCAATACGTAGGCAAGATGGAAACAAAGGATGGCACAGTATACTTCTATCCATACGCCATCACTGCCCTGCCTACTGACGAAGGCTACTTCATCACGAGGATGGACTGATGACTGACAGAGAACGTATGATGCGAGGGCTGGAGCAGTTACTGTTCGACCACGATTGGATTGACACAGACGTGGTTGCCCTGCTAGACGAAGATGATCTACGCCCAACCAACAGCAAGAAGGAGACACAAGATGACGATTGATCAGCACTATGTGAAACGTGGCAATGTATTCTTTGAAGATGGCGAGTGGTGGTACTCACGCCCGAACCAGAAGATACGAGAACGTATCGAAGGTCACGCCAAGAAGAACACGACACGTATGTTTGTGAATGGCAAGTACATTCCCAAGTCCCACCCTTTGCATAAACCTGGGCGATATAAAAGTCTGGACGATGCGTGGTCACACCAGCAGATCGACAGTGTACCAACAGGTGAAGTCTATGCCATCGTCAACAAGGCATGGCCTGAGTGGGTGAAGATTGGATGTGCAACCATTGCAGAGGATCGCCTCAATGGATACCAGACATCATCACCATTTCGTGACTACGAGATTGTGTGTACGTTCCAGTCAGCCAATCGGCGCAAAGCTGAGACAATCATGCATCGTACGCTGGAACAGTACGCAGATGAACGACGCAACGAGTGGTTCAAGATCGACATTGACAAGGTGAAAGAAATGTTCTATCACTATGACGATACAGTAGTAAGCAGCTAGAAGGAGACACACTATGCCGAATCATACCGACAACAGAGTCGTGCTGTCACACGAGGATGCAGCACAGATTACCAAGATTTGCAGGATCATGGAGGATGGGGGTGAGTTATGTCATGCCTTGATACCGGAACCACGCGACGAGAACGACGAGCCTACAGAGGGCTGGTACGACTGGCGTATCGAGAATTGGGGAACCAAGTGGGAAATCTACAACACGTTTCATGATCGCTGGTCAGACAATGAGGTGTACCTGTCGTTTGACTCTGCATGGTCGCCGCCGGATCGCGTCTTTTATAGACTCGCAGAGATGGGTTTCGAGATTGATGCAAAATACCTGGATGAAGGCTGGATGTACATTGGCTGGTTTTTGCAAGAGGATGGACAGCTTATGGACTACACCGAATCCGACATTGACCTTGCCGTCAGCAAGCACCCACAGCTTGACGAGGAGTTTGGCATCAGTGGTATGCAAGAAGAGTGGGATCACGAAGAACAGGAAGCAAACACAGGAGCAATAGCATGATTGGATTACTCGCAGTAGCAGTCGTGGCAATGTTCATGCATGACAACGCAGAGTTCATTGGCGACATGAATGACAAGTACGAGATGGGTTGTACCTTCACGTACCAAGGCAAGACCATTGCAAGAGAGGATGTACCACACATTGCCGTTGACGATACGTACATCTACTTCACGATGGAGCCGTGTGATGAATAGATACTATGTAGAGTTTGCAACCGTTTACGAAATAGGTAAATACATCTATGTATATGCCTACAACGAACAACACGTGCGTGACATCTTTATGGACTACGAATTAGTAGCCATTGACCAGACAGACTAGGGGGTGAACATGAATAGGTTTGTAATTGACCATCACCCTACAGCCATAGCCAAGCAGCTATGTGATCAACACATTGTGAAGATGCCATTGGAAGAGGCGCAGATGTTATGCACCAGCCTGTGGCATCATGCACCAGAGTACGCAGAGGAAAAGGGACTGTACAAGCCTGTGCATCAGAAGCACCCCTGCACCCTGTGGGCAATGCGTAGCCAAGCTAACTACGTTTATGCTTTCAATTTGTACGCAGCTATGCTACAAGAATATACGTATCGATATGGCAAGATACATGGTGCCAGCAAACATTTCATGGCACTGGCAGAGGGTAAGAAGTTTTTGCCTGTCGATGCTATCAACCACGTCACTGATCATCCAGAATGTTTCAGTGGTATGGATGACTTGAAGACAGGCGAACACTGGCCTATCAAGTCGTATCGTAAATTCTACATTGCAGACAAGTCTAGGTTTGCAAGGTACAACAAAGGTCGGGAAATTCCTGGCTGGATGAAAGGAGCAATACAATGAGTGACAAAACTGAATGGGACATGAAACGTGAAGCAGCCACCGAATGCTGGAAGGCTATGACACCACATCAACAAGAGGCTATGCTGACGCTGCTCAATGCGTGGGTGCCGATTCGTACTCGCGTGAGTGAGTTGGTATCACTGGACTACGATGATCTACGTGCAGTCGATAACGCATGGTGGGGAGTGAAACATGCGCTTCTAGATAAGGATGTCGAGATCAAAGAGTGGGATTACTAGATGGCGCGTATCGTAGAAGAGACTCTGGTCGCTGACTCCAAGGAAGACTTGGACATTCAAGTCGAGTGGTATCTTAACCAGTACCACCCCTTGGGGTACGACACTCGTATAATTAGGTCAACACATGATCCTGAGACTGGCAAGTACACAGCCACGATGTCTCGCTGGAACTCATGCGATTAGGAGGACACTATATGGACATCATTATTGCTATCGTTGGCATGATAATTTTGCTGGCGTTTGGGTTATGACTAGCTTCAAGGAACTGGTCAACGACTACCATAAATCCTGGGAATACAATGACTTACGGGATGAAACTAAAGTTGACTATGACTATCTGATAGGCCAAGTTCTGGACACAAAGGTGGAGGGGAAATCCCTCCGCCACCAGGATGTCAAAAAATTGACGACCAAAATGTGTAAGACTGCGTATGACATCTGGTGTCAACGTGGTATCCATTTTGCGAACAAGACGATGGCCGTCGCACGAGTCGTATACAACCACGGCTTGCGTATGGAGATGGTCAGCAGCAACCCTTTCAATTCTGTGCGTCGTCGTACGCCCAAGAGTCGTACCACCCTGTGGGAAAAGGATCATGTCATCCAGCTGCTGGACTTTGCGTATAGTGATTTCAGCACACGCAATCTGGGTTTGATTGCACACATGGCGTACGAATGGTGCCAGCGTGTGGGCGACATGAGATTGTTGAAGTGGAGTAACATCGACATGGAACACAAGCGTGTACACATCTTGCAATCAAAGCGTAGAGCAGAGGTATACCTGCCTATCAGTGATGATCTGTACGCAATGCTTGAACAACAGATGGAAGACTTTGGATTCCAGGAATATGTTGCACCACGTCCGAATCCAATTCGTGGATCATACGAGCCGTACACGAAGTACAAGATGTCGAAGCATGGGCGTAGCCTGATTCGTGCAGCCGGACTGCCGGATACCCTGCGACTATCTGACCTGCGACGTACTGGCACAACAGAAATGGTGCAAGCTGGTGTCGGTATCGGACAAATCATGTCGGTTACAGGACATGCTAACCCACAATCGGTGAAGCCATACATCAAAAACACGTTCGACGCTGCAAATTATGCGTTGACAAAACGAAATAGCCGTGGTAAAAGCACATTAGATGCCGCACAAGAAGAGGATACATACTATGTATAATACATTAGATGATACAGTAAATGATATTGTATTATATGTAGGTGAATCCAAGCGTATTAATTGTCCTGTTTGTAAGGGACATAAGACCTTTACAATTTCAAACATTGGTGGTAATGTCGTATGGAATTGTTACAAGGCATCATGTGGTGTCAGTGGGGGTAAGCGTACAGGTCTTACTCCTGCCGACATCAAGCAGATGAAGATGAAGCAGGAAGAAAAGGATATTGATTTTACATTGCCCCCATACATTGTGGCGCATCGTAACCAGAGACATCTTGTCAAGTGGTGTGCTGAGTGGGGCATTGATATAGACGAATGTGGTCTGATGTACGACGTGAAGGAAGACCGGATTGTATTTCCTATCGTACATGATGACAAGATTGTTGACGCTACTGGTCGGGCGTTGACAAAGCGACTCCCCAAGTGGCGAAGGTATGGGTCTTCTGGTCTTCCCTATACCTGTGGTCAGGGTGATGTCGCCGTAGTTGTTGAGGACTGTGTGAGTGCGTCAGTAGTTGGTGGTGCTAGGTTTGTCGGGGTTGCGCTGCTAGGTACGTCATTGCTTGAGGAACAGAAGCAATATCTCACACGGTTCTCAGCAGCTATCGTAGCACTAGACCCTGACGTGCTACCCAAGACTATTGCAATGGCTAAAGAATTGCGTGGTCACATACCGAACGTAAAGGTGTTGCGCCTTGAGAAAGATTTGAAGTATCGCAACCCGACAGACATGGATAAACTAAAACAGCTAGGAGCAACATAATGGAACTGATGGAACTATCATTAGTGCGAAGTCTGATGAACAAGGACTTCTATGACAACAATCGTGGCGCACGGTGTCCTGACAAACTGTTCAGCGCAGATGTGCGTAAGATCAAGAAGGCAGTGGACACTGCGATGGATAGGTACAATCGTACTGTTACACCGGAAGAGGTACAGGCGTTATTCATATCCAGCAACCCATCTATCACGCCAGCGCAGCGCGACTCATATGGCAGTCTCTTCAACAAAATCCAGCGCACTGACCCATTGGGTAACGACGTGGCAGGAGAGGTGCTTTCTCGCCTGTTTCAGCAGGTTGTGGGGGCAGAGATTGCAGAGTTGGGGTTTGACTATGTGAATGGAGACAAGTCCAGTCTGGAGCCTCTACAGCAGCTTCTTGAAAAGTATGGTGATGACTTCACACCCAAGCTAAACATTGAATGGGATGACATCACTATCGATACCATCATTGCTAAGAATGATCTAGAGGCACGTTGGACATTCAACATCTCAACCCTTGCACGTAAGGTTGCGGGTGTAAATGAGGGACATCTGATTGAGATTGGCGCTAGACCAAACACAGGCAAGACATCTTTCCATGCCAGTATCATCGCTGGTCCAGGAGGATTCGCGCAGCAGGGTGCCAACTGTATTGTCTTGTGTAACGAGGAAAGCTACCATCGTGTGGCAGCACGTTACCTTACGGCAGCTACAGGTCTGACCATGTGGGACGTGAAGAACAGCCCATCTAAAGCACGTGACTTGTATCGTCCAGTATATGACAAGATTCGTATAAAGGATTCTACAGGTAGGGACATGGCATGGGTAGAAAGTGTATGTAAATCGTACAAGCCTGACATTTTGGTACTTGACATGGGAGATAAATTCGCTACTATGTCTGGCTACTCACGTCCTGATGAAGCACTGAAAGCAAATGCTATCTATGCTAGGATGATTGCCAAGCAGTACGGTTGTGCTGTATTCTATATGTCACAGCTTAGTGCAGAGGCAGAGGGTAAAACAATTCTGAATCAAAGCATGATGGAGGGTTCACGTACAGGCAAGGCAGCAGAAGCAGACTTGATGGTACTCATTGCAAAGAACCCACAGGTTGAGGGACAGGATGAAGAGGACACAGAACGTCATCTGTGTGTCGTCAAGAATAAACTCACTGGCTGGCATGGCAGGGTACACTGTGAATTGAACTATACTGTAGGGAGATATGAAGTATGAAGGTAACACTTGATGTAGAAAATACTGTCACACACCGTGATGGAAAGATGCACCTTGATCCCTTTGAGCCTGAGAACTCATTGGTCATGGTTGGTATACTAACTGACCAAGGGCAGTGCCTGACGTTTCCATTTGACCACGCTGATTATCCTAATCAGGATGACTATCACGAACGTGTGCAGATGATTCTTGACGAGGCTACTGTTCTTATATGTCACAACGCAGCATATGATCTGGTGTGGCTGTGGGAGTCCGGCTTCAAGTATGATGGGCCTGTGTTCGACACAATGCTGGCAGAGTATGTGCTACAGCGTGGGGTCAAAGAACCTCTGTCTCTTGAGGCATGTGCTGAACGCTATGATCTTGATACCAAGAAGCAGGACACATTGAAGGAGTACTTCAAGAAGGGCATGAGTGTTCGTGACATTCCATACAATGAACTCACTGACTATCTCGTGGCTGACCTTGAAGCTACGCAACAGCTGGCAGACAGGATCAACAGGCGTCTCAACTCTGTTGAAGATAGCCAGTTACTTAGCACAGTTAATCTGACCAATCAGGTGGCAGCATGCCTTGCACGAATATATCAACGTGGATTCAGTGTGGACTCAAACGTGTTGGACGATGTTCGCCAAGAATTTGAGCAAGAGAAGGCTGACCTTCTGGACAGTTTGCAGTCTCAGGTTCGTGAACTGATGGGTGACACGCCTATCAATCTCAATAGCCCAGAGCAGTTGTCGTGGGTTGTGTATAGCCGTAAGGTCAAGGACAAAAATGTATGGTCTAACTCAATCGAACCTTATATGAAGGCCACACCCTTTAACGCATTGATCAACAGTCAGACCGAACGAGTGTATAGAACATATGCAGAACAGTGTCCTGACTGCAAGGGTACTGGTTACATACGTAAAACAAAAAAGGATGGCACACCCTTTGCCAAACCTAACAAGTGCGTGACCTGCGCAGCAAGTGGCTTCTTGTACAAAGCTACTGACAAGGTGGCTGGCCTAAAGTTTATGCCACCAAATGCAAAGTGGGCTAGTGCTGGTGGTTTCTCTACTAGTAAGAACAATCTTGAGATTCTTGAGAGGGCTGCACGTAGCAAGGGCATGGATGATGCTGTCAAGTTTCTGTCAGACGTAAGGCGTCTGTCTGCTGTTGACACCTATCTCTCATCCTTTGTCGAGGGTATCAGGACTCACACGAAGTCCGATGGTAAGTTGCACGTACGTTTGTTGCAACATAGGACTGCCACAGGTCGTCTGTCTGGTGCAGACCCGAACATGCAGAACATGCCACGTGGTGGTACGTTTCCTGTCAAGAAGGTGTTCGTATCCAGATGGCATGGTGGTAAGGTATTAGAAGCAGACTTTGCACAGCTAGAGTTTAGGGCTGCTGCATATTTATCACAGGATGGAGTAGCGATAGATGAAGTATCTACTGGATTTGATGTACATGCATATACCAGTCAAGTTATTACTGATGCTGGTCAACCGACGAGTCGCCAAGAAGCAAAGGCGCACACGTTCGCACCTCTTTATGGCGCAACGGGCTTTGGGAGAACGCCAGCGGAGGCAGAGTACTACACACACTTCACGGAGAAATACCAAGGCATCGCAGATTGGCATACCCGATTGGCTAAAGAGGCTCTAAACACAGAGATGATTACTACACCCTCTGGTCGTCAGTTTAAGTTTGAAGGTGTTCGTCGTCTGGAGAGTGGTAAGATAACCAACTTTACACAGATCAAGAACTATCCTGTACAGTCGTTTGCTACAGCAGACATTGTGCCTATCGCACTACTGCACATAGATAAACTACTTGAGGGTATGCAATCATGTGTTGTTAATACAGTACACGATAGTATCGTAATTGATGTACATCCAAGTGAAGAGAGGCAGGTAATTGACATCATTAAAAAAACTAATGACGATCTTCCTGGTTTGATTACAATGAGATGGGGTATTGTATTTAATGTTCCACTAGAACTTGAAGCAAAAATTGGTGATAATTGGCTTGACACCAAAGACGTTGTATGATACAACTATGCTTCTATTTGTCAAAAAAGGAGTAACTATATATGAGTGAACTTGCAGTAATTGATGCCAACAACTATGCAGCTATGGCCCAGATGATGGGCATGGCATACGATGCAAATGGTGGCAAGAATAAAAATACTCTTGCGCGTATCAAGGTGCAGAAGAAACCAATCAAAGGTAAGGCTACTGTCGATGGCAAAACCATGACTGTCGATATTGTACCTGCTGGTTCCTACATGATTGAGAAGGATGGTAAGACTCTATATGCTGAAAGCATGAAGATTCGTATTGCCCTTCAACGCTTCATGTATCAGAAGTATGACAACTCAGTCAACAACTACGTCAAGACTGTGATGGCAGACAACTTGGATATTGATCTGAAAGACAACTATGGTGGCTTCAACTGTGGTAAACCATCAGGTTATATTCAAGACTTCAACAGTCTGCCGGAAGCTACAAAGGAACTGATACGTTCTATCAAACGCACTCGCGTTATTCTTGGTAAGGTTACGTTCATCGATGCAAAGGATGATAAAGGAAATCCACATGAGGTAGAGGACTACCCATTTATTTGGGACGTAGATACCAAGGAAGGCTTCAAGAATTTGGGTGAGGCTACGGCAAAACTTGCCAAGCATCAGCGTCTTTCTCTATTCCACGACATCACTGTAAGTATCGGTGAACGTGAGGGTGTAGCTAATACGTACTACGTTCCTGTTTGCGACGTTAACCTTGATGTTTCTCACGAGATCACTGACTCTGATCAGGAACTTATGCGTGACTTTATGGCTGTAGTAGAAGCCCACAATCGTTGGGTTCTGTCTGAGTGGGAACAGAAGCACATCGAAAAGGCAACGGATGATGAAAAGGAACTCGCAGAAGAGTTTGTAGTAATCTCTGTTGACGAGGAGGAATAGTATGAATCACCCAGCTGAACTGGCGTTGCATCGCTATATGGATAATGCTGCTAATGGCAAATCCACCATGTCGGAAGAGACTATCAAGCAAGTTGGTCAAGATGTCATGGATGCGCTTGCACGTCAGTTTGGTGGGGCAGGGAAGCGTGAGTTTCGCTTACGTATGTCTAATGTTGGTAGGCCAACCTGCCAGCTATGGTTTGAAAAGAACAAGCCAGAGACAGCCCTGCCTCGCCCTACCACATTCGTTATGAACATGATGCTTGGAGATATTGTTGAAGCAGTCTTCAAGGGTCTACTGAAAGAAGCAGGAGTGGAGTATGGAGATTCGGAGACTGTATCTCTGGACATTGGAGAGCATACAATTAATGGAACATATGACCTTACTATTGATGGTGCTGTCGATGACGTTAAGTCAGCATCTGATTGGTCTTACAAGAACAAGTTTACATCATTTGAATCTTTACGTGATGGAGACGCTTTCGGGTATGTGGGTCAGCTTGCAGGGTATGCTCGTGCTACCGGACTAAAACCTGGTGGCTGGTGGGTTGTCAACAAAGCAAACGGAAACTTCAAATACGTGCCAGCTACTGGCATTGATGAAGAGCAAGAGATTCTGAAGATTCTTAAAACAGTGAAAACTGTTGAGGACAACAAGTTTCAGCGTTGCTTTGAGCCAGAGGAAGAGACATTTCGTGGCAAGCCTACCGGCAACAAGGTCTTGTGTAAGCAGTGTTCGTTCTGTGACTTTAGAAAAGAGTGCTGGCCTACTCTCAAGGAATTGCCAGCAGTTAAGTCTCAGGCGAAACAACCAAAGACTGTATCATACGTTGAACTGACAAAGGAGTATATGTAATATGGATGACAACCTTGAACTTGAATCTCTCGCACAGGAGATCAAAGATACCGAACAGAAACTTATGGACTTACGTAAAGAATATCGTGACCAGCGTACTGCTGGACTTCGTGCGGCTATTGAGGCACGTAACGAGGCCGATGCTATGATTCGTGAAGAGATGAAAGCATTGGGTTATCGCCACAACAACTTCACGTGGCGCAACCTTGCATAACGCTAAACATTTTAGGGCAGCACGAAAGCTGGGTTTTCGTAGTGGCCTTGAGCATAAACTTTCTGAATATCTGATAGAACTCAAGATTAAATTTGATTACGAGCCTATGAAGATTGAATGGGAAGACCTTGCTTACAGGACATATACACCGGACTTCGTGCTGTCCAATGGTATCATCATTGAAACAAAGGGAATGTTCACAGCAGCAGATAGGCGTAAGCATTTAGCAATCAAACGCCAACATCCGAATTTAGATATTCGTTTTGTTTTTGAGAGCAGTCGCAGGAAGCTACGCAAAGGTGCTAAGTCTACGTATGGTGAGTGGTGCATTAAGCACGGCTTTAGATACTATGACAGAGTAATACCGGAAGATTGGCTAAAAGAGAAGGGAAGAAATAAACATCCAAAGTTTGTAAAATTTAATGGCACAAAAGTGAAAAGGAGTAAACGATGACAGATGAACAAAACGATAGATACTTAGAAGAGGACTTTCTAATTCGTGTACGCCCCCTAAAGAGAGATGATGAATTTAATGGTGAGGCCAGTTTCTCTGTCATTAGTAGCGATAGTAGTGCTTTATCAGTTGACATGAAAGAGGATTTAGAGTATGTGGTAAAGTGTATGTTGTCTGTCGTTCCCTTGATGGAGCAGGATATGGAGTTCAGGAACTTTGTTGCGCATTATGTAGATAACTATTTTGTTTATGAGTTTGACGAAAGGACATCATCCAGTCAATCATTAATCAAAGGGATCGACGGCAACGTAATCACTATTAACTTCAACACAGATACAGAGGGCAGTGCATAATGAGACATGAAGAATACATGAAACAAAAAGCAAATGAGCAGGACATGGTAAACAGTCCACCCCACTACAACAAAGCTGGTGTTGAATGCATCGATGCGATTCAGGCAGCTACAGGTGAGGGTTACGAGTTCTATTTACAAGGCAATATTCTCAAGTACCTGTGGCGCTATCGTTACAAGAATGGTACAGAGGATTTAAAAAAGGCACAGTGGTACTTGACGAAACTAGTAGAAGAGGTTGAAGGGTGCTACGATGAGAGTTAAGATGTATATTACAATAGACATCGATCCAGAAGAATATCCTGTACCGGCTGACGAAAACGTAGGACAAGACATACAAGATAGTCTTGAGGAATATTTTTACGAAATAGATGGTGCAGAGATTAGACATATAAAAACAATAACGGAGTGACGACAATGAACAATTATTTACCTACAGATTATCAAAACTTTATCGCACTCTCCCGATATGCACGTTGGAAAGAAGACGAGCAGCGCAGAGAGACGTGGATGGAAACAGTCGAACGATACTTCGACTACATGAGTAAGCACCTAGAGGAGAAGCATAACTACACCATGCCAGATGATCTGCGTGGTGAATTGGAAGTTGCTGTGCTTGACCAAGATATCATGCCAAGTATGAGGGCATTGATGACTGCTGGCCCTGCGCTGGATCGTTGTCACGTTGGTGGCTACAACTGTTCTTACGTACCAGTAGACAGCCCACGTGCATTTGATGAGACAATGTATATCCTCATGTGTGGCACTGGCGTAGGTTTCTCTGTGGAGAGAGACTGCATAGACATGTTGCCATATGTCAACGAAGAGATGCACGAAACAGATACTGTTATTAAGGTAGGCGACTCTCGTCCTGGTTGGGCAAAATCATTACGTGAACTTATATCGCTTCTTTACGCAGGACAAATTCCTAAATGGGATACCAGTGATGTACGTCCAGCTGGCGCACGTCTCAAGACATTTGGTGGTCGGGCTAGTGGCCCAGCACCCCTTGAGGAACTGTTCCAGTTTACAGTAGACATGTTTAAGAAAGCAGCAGGTCGTCGTTTGTATCCTATCGAATGTCACGATCTGATGTGTAAGATTGGTGAGGTTGTCGTCGTAGGTGGTGTGCGTCGTAGCGCACTCATTAGCCTGTCAAATCTGAATGATGACCAGATGGCAAAGGCAAAGTCTGGACAGTGGTGGCAGAACGAAGGGCAACGTGCTTTGGCAAACAACTCTGTAGCGTATAGGTTCAAGCCAGAGATGGGTACATTCATGCGTGAGTGGGTATCACTGTACGACAGTAAGTCTGGTGAACGTGGTATCTTCAATCGTGAATCTGCAATTAAGCAAGCGCAGAAGAACGGGCGGCGCGAAACATTGACAGGTGAGAAGCATCATCTCACAAAGCAGCCACTTCACTACGACTATGGTTGTAACCCGTGCAGTGAAATCATTCTGCGTCCATATCAGTTCTGCAATCTGTCTGAGGTTGTCGTTCGTGCATCTGATACGCAACAGACTCTTACAGATAAGGTACGTCTTGCCACAATCCTTGGCACGTTCCAGTCTACACTGACTGACTTCAAATATCTACGTAAGGTGTGGAAGAAAAACACAGAAGAAGAACGACTGCTTGGTGTGTCACTGACAGGTATCATGGACAATGCCATGATGTCCGGTAAGTCAGCGCACCTTGGCATGAACATTGGTGCTACGCTGAACGCACTCAAGGAACAGGCTATTGCTACCAATGCTGCTATGGCTCAACGTCTGGGTATTCCACAGTCAGCAGCTATCACTTGTGTGAAGCCGTCTGGTACAGTCTCACAGCTTGTGGATAGTGCATCAGGTATTCATGCTCGTCACAACCCGTACTACATTCGCACTGTACGTGGTGACAACAAAGACCCCATCACGCAGTTCCTTATCTCTGAGGGTATCCCAGCAGAGCCGGACGTGATGAAGCCTGATAGCACAACAGTGTTCAGCTTCCCTATGAAGTCACCTCACGGTGCAGTGACACGCTTTGATATGTCTGCCATTGAGCAGCTTGAACTGTGGCTTCTGTATCAGCGTCACTGGTGTGAACACAAGCCGTCTGTCACCATCTCTGTAAAAGAAGATGAGTGGATGAAGGTAGGCTCTTGGGTGTATGACCACTTCGATGAAGTGTCAGGTATCAGCTTCCTGCCGTTCAGTGAGCATACCTACAAGCAAGCACCATATCAGGACTGCACCGTTGAAGATTACGGCGCAATGCTGGAACAGATGCCCAAGAATGTTAATTGGGAATTGCTTCGTGAGTTCGAGAAGGAAGATACTACGTCAGGCGGACGAGAGTTGGCATGCACCGCTGGAGTGTGTGAGGTAGTTGATATTGAAGCAGCATGATTGAAGGTGCAGACATGCCTAACTGGTGGCAGTGGTGGTTGTTATTCGCCATCACTGTCAACACCGCTATCAATGTGGTAGTGTTCTTTAAGCATAGGTTCAGGCAGAGAAAGGGCGTTGACACATGAGTAAAGATAAACTAATATGGAAACGAGGTGACGGCTGGGTGCAATACAATCCTCCTCGTCATCACCCTTGCTATGAAGAATGGATGAAACGAAAGGAGAAACAAAATGAAAAGACAAATGATACAGGCTCTTAAAAATCATGCCATTGCAAATATACACCTACACAAAACAAATGTAGATGTATACTTTGCTAATCCTGCTGGTATAGGGGAACACTCCGATATCATGGAAGCAATACAAAGTGAACTAGATAAGATTGCAGTGCATGAGGATCGTTTATCAATACTACGTCACTGGCCGATGGAGGAAGAGAATGAAAAAACCGATAGTAAATGAAAAACTTCTTGAAAACTTCAACGATGGTTACGCAGCATTTAGTCGTGTAGTCTTACGTAAAAAGAAATTTTTTCATCAGTGTGCTAATCCACTAAAACAAGAAACTACAGGCCACAAAGAATGGCAGAGGGGCTGGAATACTGCATACTTTGAGAACTTGGAGAAACTAAATGGACTTGGAACTAGAGGCTAAACAGTGGATGAAGGAGAAATATATGTATGGTATAACTGCAGGAGCATACCAGATAGCTGCCTGTGATACAGCTATCTTCCCAAAAGAAAAAGCCCTTGAGTATTTAACTCTTGGGCTGACGGGAGAGGCAGGTGAAATAGCGAACAAGGTCAAGAAGTTTATACGGGATGGTGCGTCAAAAGAAGAGTACCTTGCCAAGCGTATTGAGATTGGATACGAGATTGGTGATGTGATGTGGTATTGTGCAGTACTAGCAGAAGAACTAGACATGAATCTTGGACACATTATGGAGAAAAATTTAGAGAAACTAGCTGACAGAAAGAAACGGGGCAAGCTGTCGGGTTCAGGTGATAACAGGTGACGGAGGGAAAAAAGCTATGGAAGAGAGTAAGTAGGATGGACTTAGGAAACCCTGTGATAACAGCTTTAGTAGGTTTGGTTATATTCTACGTAGGCTTGAAGACATTCTCTGGTGGCATGAAATCTATGGGCAACATAGAACATCTTTCGTGGTTTTTGGGCAACCCGTTATACATGTTTGCAGGCGGTATCATAATGACACTGTTGTGGCAATCGTCCAGCCTGTCTACTACAGCCATCATTGCGCTGGTTGCCTCTGGTGCCTTGCCTTTACCTGCAGCTATTGCCGCAGTGCTAGGCGCAAACATAGGTACAACAGGTACAATATGGCTGGCAGGTTTGTTTGTGTCAGACGGTATGCCTAAAGGAGATACGTTGCGTATTGCAATGGCACACACGGGTGTGAACTTGTTTATGGCAGCTACTTTGTTACCGTTTGTGTCACACATAGCACGATGGCTAGGCAGGTTCTAAATAAGAGAGGGGGCCGCGAAGCCCCCTTTTTTAATCATCGAATACGCCACCTTTACGCATCTGTGCAATATACTTGGCATAATATAGCAGCTTTGTGTAATCGTATTTGCCATCCTCTGGCACACCATGATTCTCATGGTATACTTTCATTGCTCTTTCCTTATCAACTTTTTGAACTTTATTCCATGCAGTCTTTTCCATAGGATCAAAGCCGTAGCGTTCCTTGTATACTGGTTGCTTTGAATTATATTCAACCAAGTCCATGATGTCGCTGCGATACTCTTGAATGACGCGCTTCAAGAAATCCTTCTTACCCTCACGAGTCAGTTTATCATACACGTCACTCTGTTCAATCGCAGGTACGACATAATCTGTAATATATTCGCCCATAAACTGTGCAATAAGTGCATCAGCTTCTGGCACACCAGTCTTTGCGAACACAATCTGCCGTGAGATTTTTAATTCGGCTAGTTCTTTTTCAAACCTGTTCTTGCGTTCGTTGAACAGCGCACCATATACTTGCCGTGAGAATGGCGTAGTACGGCGCAGGTCTTCTGCACGAGTCGGTGACTGATAAATCTCTGACGGATTTGTACCCAGCTTCTCCGACAAGAACTCCTCAATGCGATAGTTCATAGGAATCCTAGCAAGCGATTTGTTGATGAAGAAACTTAGCATGTCACTTGAGTTTGTGTTGCGTACAATTCGTGCATCATCTGGCGCAGCGAATGTATTGTACGTATCCTGCAACATGGTCATTGGAATACTGAATGTGTTAATGATGTTGGCTGCAGCGGCTGTCAGCATACGCTGTGCTTTCTGTGGGTCATCCTCTGCCATGACATCGCGCAGTGCGTTGTCTAGTGCATACAGCCCCATACCTGCACGGAATTGTGTACCTGACAGTGCCTGAATGGCGTCAGCTAGTTCGTTACGATCACCATAGAGTGGCCGGTCTTGTTCCTTAAAACCAGCAATGTTTGCCACATCTTGGTCAATAGATCGGGCCACTAGATCACCAAGGAATAGGAACGGTGCTGCAGGAAAAAATGGACGCAGGTCATAAGTACTTCCATCAGCACGTCTGCCTTCCCACCAGTTTTCGCCAGCGTGTTCAGACATACGGTATCCAATGGCACCCATCAGTAATCCTGTACCAACCAGACCCTTGGCAAGTTCTTCGTAGTTATCTTGGTTCTTTGCTGCAAATCGTACAAAGCCAGCATCCAGCAAGTACAACGGAGAATACTCGTACGTAAATCGCATGGCGTTAGCAATAAAGCGAGGGAAAGGTACAAGGGATGTGGTAAGGAATGGTGCCTTGTGGATGCCATCAATTAGCGCACGTGCAACCTGACTGTCCGGCGTCTTCTGGTACGTGAAGTACAGTGCATCTTCCACAGCCTTGTCCAGCATTTTCTTGCCTTCACCTGTGCTGTAAAATCCTTTGAACTTACCAGTGCGAACAATCTCACGCAGGTTGTATTCGGCTGCATCAGCCTGTGTCTTGTTGCCCTCACGAATTTGACGTGTGAACAGTTCGTTTAGCTGACGCTTCAAACTACCTACAAAAGCTGCACGTTTGAACATATTGTCTGATGCTTGGTTGAGTGCATTTAGGTTGGCACCTATTGCTCTCATTTTGTCCATCTTCACACCAGCTGCCATGTCTGTTGTGTTTGCAATGTCCTGCAACTCACGGAACATTTGACTTGCTTTAGTAGTAAAGCCAGACTTAAATATGGCTTCGATAGCCATAGCTTCTTTTTTGTTTGTGATACCAAACAGAACAGCAAATATGTCTTCGTTTGCTTTCGCAACATTCTTGCCTACAGCAGTTGAGATTCCTCTATCTAAAGCCTTTGTCAGCGTGTCGATACCAACACGTGCCACACCCGACACTGTGTTACGTACAGTTGTACCAGTCTGTGAAGTCATAGATGCAAGACGCAGTGCATCCAGAGCCTTTGCACCATTTAACATTCTTTTTGCAATGCCGACATTCATATCGTCGGTAATCATGTCTGTCTTTTCTAGGAACCTATTTACACCTGCAGAACCTTCTTCTTCTAGTGCCTTTGTTGCTTGATACAAGTCGCCTTTGCGCTGCGCACTGAGGCCAAACAAATCATCATACGATGCATCGATTGCTTTACGCACGGCACCTGCTTGCTGTAGAGTACGAGCAGCATGTGACACATCTGCCATAAACATATTAGCAAAGTCATCAGGAGTCAGATTATACTTCTTGAATATATCACCTAGATTCAAATTATTTTCTAGTGTCTCATCTGACGCGCTACGGAGTACACGACCAATAGCTTCAGTTATGCGTTCACCTTCGCGGCGACCACCACCTTTTGCAAGTATCTCTGTAGTCATGGCAAAGATACGTTTCTTTTTACTTGGGTCTAGGACAATATCAAACGTCGGAATAAAGTCATACTCTTCACCAGGAATAGCCGCATCTTTGTCCATTCCCATACCCATTTTGTAACCAGTCTCTAGTTCGTCACGGACTTTATCTTTTACTGCTTCACCTCTCTTGACAGCTTCTGGATCAAGTGCGCGTAGAACTTCTTTGGTATCATCTAGAATTTTATCATCTACATCATTGAGTGTCTTTTCTGCAGCCTCGTTTGCTTCTGCAATAAGTTTCAGTTCAGCTTTATCTGCTTCATCCAACAAGTCTCCGACATTACGTTCTGCAAACCTAGAGAATCCTGTCTTTGCTAAACCTATTGCGGCAGCTGCTGGCAGCACACCACTGGCAACGGACGTGACCATCAATTCTTTGTTGTCAAACTCTTTACGTAGGTCTGCCTCAAGTTCTGTCTTCTGTGCTGCCACATTCTGTAGCGCACCAAATGCAGCTTCACCGGCAATGGTTGTCTTGATAGGATTAGATGCAGCAGCTTGAATCATACGACTGCCAATCCGTTGTGGTTGGAATGCCTGACGCAATGTACCAGCGACTGCAGCTTTTGCTGCTTGTGAACTTGCAACACCAGCTGCCTTGCCGTAACCAGGTAACAGAAGCCCCAAATAAGTAGACGGTGCCTTGAGCAAACCCTCGACATAATCGCCAAAGGCATTCTCAGCACCGCCTTCCTCATAAAAGTGAGGCATCTCTCTGAATGTTTGATACAGCAGACGATAGTCGGCCAGACGCATCTGTGCCTTCTCGTCGTCTCGCTTTGTAGCATCGGATGCAGCAGCAGATACATAACCGTAGTCACCCGCTGTTGTCATCTCATTTACGTCAAACGAACGGAAGTGACTGATGAACTCATCAATGACATCTTCGTCCTTGACTTTGGTCATGCCGTGCCGGTCTGCCAAGAATCTCTTAGCAGCCTCAAACACAGCAGGATTACGCTTGATTGCTTCGTATGATTTTACAGAATTGTTGAAGGTATCTGATTGAGCAAACCTGTTGGACAGCAGACTACCCCCACCTGATGGAGCAGGGCTTGTATCAAAGATGCTACTCGTTTCGGTTACAGCTTTAGGTTGCGTGACGCCAAGCCTGTCAGCGTATCGTTGTTCAAGTAGGCTCATTTAACGCCTCATTAAGCCACCACGTGCAAACGGACGCTGCTTATTAGTCCGCCTACGCAATGCTGCAACCTGTTCTGCATCAAGGCTATCGTTTATTTCTGTGCCACGAATGGTCGTGCCGGTATATGCAGATACATCTTTTTCTGCTTGACGACGTGCCTTCACACGATTGACAGCCTGTGCAAACACCGCACCGTTTGGCCCTTTCAGGATAGCCTTCAGTTCTTGGGCTTCTGTCCGCGACAAAGTGCCATTAAGATACTTCATTGCCAATGCTACGGCACTAAGTTTCTGCGCATTATCACCTTCGATAGCTTGATCCAGAACTGCCACATCGGATACTACGTCAACGCCACCAACCTGCTCTACGTCACGACGGTTAGGGTTATCAAGCATAGATTTACGCGCAGCATCTGCAGGGGATTTAGCAAGAGTGCCGTCATCTTTAATCCGATAGTAATCATCGCCCACCTTTTTGTACGGAATGCGACGACCCATACCACGGAAGATTACGTCGGGGGTGTATGTACGAGCAGACAAGTCTACGTCTGCATCATCACGGTCTGCCGCAGCAGCCGCATCTTCTGGTTGCCTAGAACGCTTGATGATTTCTTGCGTAGCTGCAGCCACTTGTGCATTGCTTGATGCATCATTTGTGATAATAGCGTTAAGGTCTGCCGTAGATAAAGACGTGAGGTTTACATCCATTGGGTCATCTTGCCCACCAAAGATGTTCTGTAGCTGTCCAATAATTGTATTGTCACGGAACTTTTCAGGAGAGAATCCGTCATCAGTTTCGGGGGCAGCTTCAGCTTCTGCTTCTTCACCTACAGGGAAAAGACTGTTTATGATACTTGTAGCCTCTGCCTCTTGTACACCAAACTTCGCCATGATTTGCTCAACAGCTTGACCACGACGAAGAATACGAGGCGGACCACCAAACAGTGGATCAGACAAATTGTTCTCGCGCACCAATGTTCTGCGGACATTTTCATCTGTCATAAACCGTGATGTCAATGGACGATTGAGGTTGTCAACAGCAATATCAACAAGTCTAGTTGCAGTAGCCTGATCAATGTCCAAGTTCTGCATAAGAGTTTGCGTTGCTTCTTTTACACCATTTGGATGAACCGTAGTATTGCCAGCTACCGTCGTTACATATCCTGTAGCTTCCAATGCGTCGTCTGCATTTTGCACAAGCATTTGAATATTGTCTTGGAAACTACTACCTTTGTGTACTTTAGCTGCCTCGTCAAATAGCACACCATAAGAAGAACCAGCCCTTAAAGAATCGCTTAACCATTTTGCTGCACCAGATGCATCATTAGGATAATCAGTTTGCAGATCAGCTATCTGGTCATCAGTCAATTCAATAATATTGACATCTTCACCTCTATCTACAGCACCTACTTTATCTACGGTTACATCATCAGGAACAGGATCAGTTTGACTTCCTAAAGCAGCATCCGTGACACCCGTTGCAGCTTGTGTACCATCATCTGCGCCAGTATCTGCACCAAGGGCAGCGGCAGTTTGATCTGTACCTGTTGCGGCACCTGATGTACCAGCAGCTTCAGCTTGTCCCGCAGCAGCACTGAGAGCCGCATAATCAAGACCTTGGAATCTTGCGGCAGCAAGGTCGATACTTTTTGTGTTCCAGCCCTCTGCTACAGCTTGTTCTCTATTTACTTTGACAGCAGCAGCAATAGCTTTTTCAAACTCTTCTTTTGCATTTGCACCGGAATCTTCAAGCAGCTTAATAATTTTACCAAGCTGTGCAGCATCTGTCATATCTGTCATAGACAGACCTTCCAATGCCGTAGCAAGTTTCGGATTACTGATTGCAAGATTCTTTTTTGCTGTAGCGTAAATGTTATTATACGCAGCGTTTACTGACGCAGGTGTTGTACCAGAAAGATTTGCAGCTTCAGTCTTCAGCCGGTTACGGTTGAGGATATCTTCCGCCATGCCTTTACCGACAAACGGACCTTCGCTGTTTCGATAGGCGTCACCGTGCTTGGCAATGTTACGCTGAATGTCTTCATCGATACGAGCAATCTGCGTTTCAAGCGGAACAAACCCGCCTGCCGCAAGATCATCTGCCTCTCTACTAAGTCTCGTAGCTTCTGTAACATCGCCATCACGTGCAGCAATAACTGCTCGTGCGCGAAGCACAGCTTCTGGACCTTCAAGTTGTGCCTGTTCAAGTTTTATCTTATCATCAATCGCACGTCGCTGTGTCAGTAAGTCCATGTAACCCTCATCTTCAGGGTCCATGAGAGACAGCTGCTGATCTAGTGCTTTAAGCTGTGTGGCATCATCGCCTTGCTCACGTGCTACTTCAAGAAGTTTCTCACGTCTTTCTTCCGCTTTCTTTACATCTTCAGCTGATGATGTTGGATTAACGATGATGTCATTAAGATGATTGAGTTTGGAATTAGTATCCATAGAATGATAGTTCATTGCTTCCCTATCAAACGTAAATCTACCAAAGTCCAGAGACGTTGCAGTCGGCGTAGTGGTCATGCCAATAGCTGCCATCTGTTCTGTGGCACGTTCTGCGCCAGCAGCAGTGACATCAAATCCAGGGGCAATAGCACTAATCAGGCCACTACCTTTGATAGTGCCTTTCGGGAATATCATATCAGATGGCGCATAGCTGCTCTCTGCGTCGGAGAGGCTGCGCACAATTTCTGACAGACTGTATTTATTAGCTGGGGCATCCACGCTGGCACGTTGGATGAAGTCGAGAGGACGGACACCTACACCAGCGTTACGCTGTTCTTTCATAAAGGTGATGTCGTCAGTGAAGCCAGACAGACCACGTTCTTTGTACAACGCAGCTGCAATGTTTTGCGCGTTCACATCATTGGCGTCACCACCAATAACATAAGCAGCATCTCTGATCAGGGTTTCAATCTCCTGATCTTTCTTGCGACGTTCCTTTTCGCGTTCTTCCGCTTTCTTCAAACGCCACTTGGACACCATGTCGATATTATCGCGTGTCCGTTCAATACTTTCTTTAAGCTGTGTGTCTACGGATTTAGCAAGACCCGTAGCAAATCCCATAAAGAAACTCATTAGCTTCTCCTGCCCATCAGACCTGTTGCACGTTCTGTCGCTGCTTCTCTGAGAGTTTGTGTAATCTCATCAGTAGTGGCTTGGCTTTCTGATGAATCACCCTCTTCAGTTTCTTCTTCTGATTGTTCTTGCAGCTTGACAAGAGCCTTGTCTATAAGTGTGCTACGAACCTCTGGGGATTTTTCCATTCCAGTATTATATTCTATGCCTTCTTCATCTGCCATGAACATGATGAGTTCCATTAGCACAGGGATGACTAGCATACCAACATCTACACTATGCTTTCCTTCCATAACAGCTGCTGTTTGGATTGTGTTCGCTAGTGTTGTTACAGGCACACCCATTTCCAGAACATCCATAAGTTGTTCTGTTACATCATCGTTAGCAAAGCGGGGAATATAATATTCAAGCGCTTCTTCAACAGTTGTGTACTGTGCGGGTGATTGCCACGGACGTGCGCCTAACTCATGTGTCAGTGACATTCCAGGAATTGGAGCATCCAGCACTGGTTCGTTTGTAATATCCATTACGCTTTAGCTTCCTTCTTGTCACGAATCATAGTCATGTAAGAGGCTACACGATCCATAGGTTCTTGTATATTACTTTGACGAGCAGGCATCTTGTCTTCAGACTTTGCCAGCAGCCCACGCATTGTAGGTTTAGGTTTGGCAGTCTCGACTTCTTTTTTTAGACGCCGGTCCATGCTATGATACAACATAGCTGCGGGATTAGTTAGCATAATTATACCTCACCTTGCGTTTGTTTACAACCAAATTCATCATCTGGCGAAGAATAAACTTAATCTTGGGCTTGTCCTTAATATACTCTGCAAAGTCTTTGCCGTGCTTTACATATAGGTTGAACAGCCAGCGAGGTGCGTTCTTCTTCATCCAAGAACGGAACATGAACCAGCGGATGTCAGCCGGTCCATATACCTCACGTGCCACCCAACAAAACTCAATGAATGCGCTGCCTAGTGTACCAATCAGGCCACCGATTGCGCTACCTGCAGCAGTCTTTCCTGCCGCCTTTGTAGCTGCTGCTTGTGCATCGGCACTCAGCTGTGCAATAGCCATGCTATTCAAACGATCTAGTTCATTCTCAGCAGATGTCCATGCCCACTCCATCGTGTCACCGTAATATTGCCACAGATTATCATAAGCATTTTTTGACACGTCCAACAGGGCAGTAGCGTTCAGTTCGTTTGCACGATTGATGGCAGCAGTGTTTGCTGTTGAAATCTCTCGACGCCACTGTGCGTTGTTTTGTGCAATCACAAGTTGGTTCTGTGCGTTAAACTGATCCCGTTGGTTGTTCAATTCTGCATTAAATCGTTCGACTGTGTTGCGTTGCCCCGCATTAAATTGTGACTGTGCATTGGATTGTGCTGCGTTAAACTGTGATACTTGCGAAGAAAGACTAGCAAAGAATTGATTCACTTGGTTTTCAGATGTGGCGTTAAATTGACGTGCAGCATTTTCTGCCGCTTGATCAGTAAACAAACTTTGAATACGCTGTTGCGCTTTGAACATAGAGGTTTGTTGGCGATTTGATAGATTAGCCATATCCATCTGCAAGAATGCTTGCGCGTTCATAACGGATGCTTGCTGACGGTTATTCAAATTAGCCATATCAAGCTGAGACAATGCTGCAGCCTCTGCCATTACAAGTGCTTGTTGATTATTTAAATTAGCAAGATTTACGCTGTTTGCGGCACGTGCATTTTCTAGTGCAACTTGCTGTTCAGCAGTAAAGTTCATATTAGCAATGTCGCTAATCTTAGAAGCGTTCATCACTCGTGCTTGAAACGCCTGATTAAATTCCTGTCCTATAAAACTAGCACGTTGCTGTGCAGCAAGCATAGCGCGTTGCTGTCTATTTGATAAGTTTTGCGATTCAAACTTTGCTACGGTAGATGCATCGGCTTGTGCAATAGGTAACGCACTTTCCATAGCGGCTTGAATTGCAGCCTGACCTGCTACACTAGATGCCCCCAGACCACGTGCTTGCATACCAGCCATAGCATTGCGCATAGCACCCGCAGCCCACGTAGGAGTTTCGCCACCCTCAAACTGCTGCATTAGCCCTTCTAATTGACCTTGTACAGTAGCTTGTTTTGATGGAGTAGCTTGTGCCGCCTGAATTTCTTCAGAGAATTTAGCCGCCTTCTCTGCATTGAATGTCGGCTCAATAAGTTCACCCTGCTGAATCTCACGTTGTACAGGGTTATCTATTAGGATGGCATTACCTTGTGCGGCTTCTAAATTGCCTACACTAGATGTTGTTTGTTGCGCTGCAGTAATTTGCGCACGTGGGTCTACTGTGCCTTGTGCAGCTTGTGTAGCATCCAGTGCAGCATCTACAGCTGGCGCTGCGTTTGCAGCTTTAATCTGTGCAGCTTCTGCTTCAACAACAGGGTCAGCCTGTGTTGTGCCTGCCATAGCTGTGGGTACAGTCATTGGACCACTAACTTGACCCACATCAGAATCTATAATTTGATCTTCTGTAGCTACTTGACCTACAGGAGCAACAGCACCACCCGCTGGAAGACCAGGGGTAAACGCTTGTTGTGCCATTATGTCGCCAAGATTTGCGCCTTCTGGAACTCCAGTAGTGGTAGGTACAACCTGTTGAGGCAATTGTACTGTACCACCCTCTTGCATTTTTACCACCCCACCACGCGCCATCTGCATAGCTTGATTAGTGTAAGTTTGCATTTGCTGTTGACGCATTGGGTCTTGAGCAAGGTAGTCTTGAAAGCCTAGCATATTACCTTGATAGCCCATCGAACGTGCTATCTTTTCCATGCCGCTAGGCTTAAATGCTTTAAACATTGCCATTACTTAATTCCCATAAATACTGATACTACCATTGCTACTACAAGAATGGTGCTACCCATAATCATTGCTTCTAATCGCCACATACGCTTGTCCAAAGAATCGAGCCTATCTTGTACCGCCGCGTAACGAATTGCGCATTCTTTTTCATGCGCTTCTAATTCCAGCTGCGTTTTAAGTATGGGTTCCATTGTTTGCTCTAACTTCATACTAGCTTGCATTTAGGCTACGACCTATTTCGTAGAGGTTCGTTCCGTCCGAAAGGAATGTGAAGATATCTT